AGAAACCATGTGTCGTGTGTGGCCCTCGCGATTTAAGTCAGAAGCAGATGCAGAGCCGTATGCGCGTAACCCAGAGAAGCTGGCAAACAAGGTCTATAACGGACGCATGGGCAATGCAGCGGGGTCTAATGATGGCTGGCTGTACGCGGGAAAAGGTTTCATTCAGTTGACAGGCAAGGATAACGTTCGGGCGTTTGCAGAGCATATTGGGCGCGATAGCCTAATAGATGATCCATCGCCAATCGCTGATGAACTGGCAATGGACAGTGCCATATTCTTCTTTGAGAAAAACGGCTTGTTTGCAATGGCAGACAAAGGTGTCACCGATAGTATTATCAAGAGCATCACAAAGCGTGTAAATGGTGGTTATCACGGCTTAGAAGATCGCATGGATAAGACTAAAAAGATTTATCGGTGGTTGGCCTAAGTTTGGGTTTTATTGATCTGGATAGGGTGTTGGTGCGTATACAGTACATATCAACATCGCTATCTGCTTTGAAATACTGAGGCATATCCTCGTTGTCGCGGATCGCTATTTGACAAGCCTCGTAGTCTGGCAAGATCAAATACGTTTCTATGTCAATCCCACGCAGTGTATATTCTATGTATAACGCTGTAAAAAATTCCATCTTAGCTCACCTTTAATTTTGGGGCGTGGTATTGCTTCTTGAAGCCAAACGCAGGGTGTCCAGCCCAATAACCGTCTATCCATGTCCACCACATATTACGATGTTCTGGATTTAGTGCGTTAGGTCTTTGTTGTGACTTTGGATGATGTTCTTTCGCGCGTTTCCAATGGCCTCTGTTAAAGTGTAGCGGCATTTTGTGATAACCTTTGTCGTAAGGCTCTTTTGCTTTAGGTGGCTCATCTATATTCCAAGTTACACGGTGCCAAGTATCAACTGCCTTACCCATGCCACGGTGCATTGATTTTCTTTGTTGTCGGGATGCGGCAGGTTTTGTTTTTGTAATACGAGATGTATTAATAGTTCTGAGCATAAGCATGAAATCAAAACTTAGATCGCGTGGGCCGTTGCTACGCTCTGATTGATAAGGCAGAGGATTAATAAGTTGCAGAGGCTCACCAACTTTTAAAATTGAAACTTTATGCAATGGACAAGCGTTTATTTCAGCGGGGTCTTTTCGCGCATACTCATCTAACGAGCCATAAAATATGTGGTAGCAATCATTTTCGTAATCTTTTAACGACATCCACGCCAGTGTATTTATGTAATAGACAAACATTATGTCGGCGCAGGGTCTGCATTCGTTAGATATTGGCATATCTAAATCGCAAGTGATTTCTGATTTCAATGCAAATTGAAAAATATCTTTACTCAATTCAAAGCACTGTGCGCGATCAAGCAAGAACATTTGTTCACGCGCCATATTTCGTACATCAGCGTCTACATTATGGCTTTTATAAAGTATATCGTTTACATTTCTGTATTCTTGATATGCTTGGACAATTCCATTTGGAAAATCAAAGGTATTGTCAAGCACTTCGTTACGTTTTTCTTTTGTTATATAATTCATATTGCACTCACTTTCCGTTTTGTTATCTTGTCGCGGTGGGCGGTTTTTTACCCAGTTTTTGTTGGTAATCCCCTAGCTTATCCCGACACCAAGCAACCGCCCACACGATCATTCTTCAGTTTCTACTTTTGGCAAATCCCATTTCCTGATTTCTTGCATAATCCTTGACTGCGTAACATCCTCAATGAATGCGATGTTCTCTATTGTAGTCTGGCGCAGCAAGGCGCGGTTTATGCGTAGGGCTATCTGTGTCGCTCTCTTAGGCCACCGATACTGCCTGTCGTTAGTGTTTACCCCTGTAGGCTGTTTCGGCTCTCTCAGGCGCTTATGTGGCTTCTCAGTGGTTATCATGTCTTTGGTATTCTTCCATCCCTCTTGTTCGCGCTTCATCTGCATCACCGCAGCAAGTTCTTGTTCTGTTGGCTTGCGTTGCAATACTCGCGTTAAAGTATCGTAATAGTTCACCATTATATGCTGTATCCTTTTTTCCTCAATTCTGATGTAAACCGCCGCAGTTCTTGTTGTGCTGCAAATATTTCATTGTTGATGCTTGGTCGTGCATCTGTGCGGTATCGCTCATCTTGCAACCGATCTACCTGCTTGCGCAAGTATTTTAGTATCTGCTCATCGGCTGGGTTTAGTTTCATTACCACCATCCTTTTACTGTGCCTGCTACCCAAATCAGGATCACCACTGCAAAGGCGATCCCAATAACTACATCTTCCCATGTCCACTTGCCGTACATCAGACAGAAGCCTGTGCTGCATCGTGGAACACTTCAATCATGTCCTCACTCTGTAGGTATGCCAAGACACGCTTTGGCAGCTTGTACGAGCCTCTGTGGCTTTCTGCGCGTTCAATGCTGCTGATGTCATGGTAACCCTCATCATAATCATAGTAACCGTACACAGCTAACTCTACCTCTGCGTAGCGGATTGGCAGAGTGATTGTGTAATGATGCTCTTTGCGTCCGTGTGTAAAAAATCCCATTACTTATGTTCCTTTTGTTGAGCAACAATTTGCTGCATCATCTCATCAATGCGTTGGATATGTTTACGCGCTAGTGCTGCGTTAGCTTCCTGTTCCATGATTTCTTTGATCTGTTCTAGCGTGTACTCTTTGGTAGAGAATGATCTTGCTACTAATGTTTTCATTGGTTTGCTCCGTGTTGGTGGGGGCCGTAGCCCCCTGTTGATTAGAATTGTGCTACAAACTTGTCGTAACCGCGTTCCCCTGCCAAAAACACTGGCATACGAACCTGAGAAAGTTTGTACTGGTTTGTTAGTACCATGTATGCTGCGCAAGCCTTTGCAAACTCTGGCGACATATCTGGTTTCTTAGAAATGATGTTTGCAGCAATGCGATCTGCTTTTTGTATTTTGTCGTTGCGTGTCATTTGGTTTGCCTTTCTGTTTAACATACACATACAATAGTATCTTATGTGATACATTGCAAGGGGATATTTGCAAAAAAAGGTAAGTATAACTAAGGTCGCAAAATATAGAGGTTACTATTTTGACAGGCACAAGATGTACGAGATTGAGTTAGAAATATCAGGGCAACCGATTGGCAAAGGCAGGCCACGGTTTACCAAAGTAGGCCACACATACACTCCGCAAAAAACAAAAGAGTATGAGCGGCGTATTCATGCGGCTGCATGGGCAGAGATGGCAAAGCACAATATTGACCAGACACTAAGGCCAGTGGCGGTTGAGATCATTGCTTTCATGGACATCCCAAAGTCATGGTCTAAGATAAAGCGCCTAGAGGCAGAGTATGGCGCGATAAGCCCCATGACTAAGCCAGATGTGGATAACATTGCTAAGATCGCTTTGGATGGCCTTTCAGGCACTATCTTTGCTGATGACAAGCAGGTAACTAGCATCAAAGTCAAAAAGACTTACTGCCATCCTGATCGTGGGCCAGTGCTTTACATATCAGTGTCTTGGACTGATGAAGGCGAGTAAATCTTCCATACTGCTGGTTTTCTTCCATTGCCGCCACGCAGCAATAAATTCCTCTTGAGCTTGGTGTATCAGTTGATTTGTTTCTGGTGACAAGTCCCTTGACGTAAGCTGTTTTTTCATACGCGCGAGAGTTGAACTTATTACGCTAGGTGATCGTCCTAGCTCTTGACCAATGGCTTTTGCTGTTTCGCCACGCTCATACATGCGCAGCATTGTGTTGATGTCTTTCCCTGACATGCGATTACTCATTTATCTCTCCTTCTGCAAACGGTGCATAAGACCAATCAGGGCCGTATTTCTCACGCCATGCGCGTTTGTCTTTGTGAATGGCCTGCTTGCTATCGTCAAAGTTTCCTTGATGGTGTCCATCGCATAGAGGGATAGCCCAATCATCTCCGCGCTTATACACGCCATAACGATCATGGATTGGGTGATGCGCTGTTGTAGGTGATAGCTGTACTTCACCGTGGGCTTGGCATACTGCACAGGGCAGTTCCCGCACTTTGTCCAGTATCTTCTTACTGCGCAGCGGCTTGTCTTTTTTTAGACCAAGAGGTGGCCGTTTAGCTAAGTTCGTCATACTTACCTGCCAAAACTTCTGTCACTCGCCCTTGGTTTATGTTTAGTTTCTCTGCAACATCACGGGTATGCATTTGGGGATTATGTTTGCACATTAATTTGATTTGGTCGCGCAAAGAAGCGGTCATGCGGTTAGATGTTCTCTTGCCTTTAATTGGTTTATGCCTGTCACGGTACATATGACGCAGTGCAGCTTTGACAGACGCGCGAATGTGGATCAGGTCTGTTTCAAAACCTTCTAAGTCTTTCATTAACTGTTCAAGTATTTCTCTGGCGTGTGGTATGTTACTCATTTTTAAAACCTCATTTCTTGATAAACTCTCCATAGGCTTTCTATTGGTTGCAGTCTTATTTGCTCCATTGTCATGCAAGGGCCATGACCAAGATCATCTTCTTTTGCTTCTATGTGGAACTGTTTTCTAGGTATGTAGCCAACAAGAGACATGACATTATCTTTCTCAGTGGCTGTCACCAATATGGAGCAACTAGCTTTAAATGAGGCCAATGACTTAAATAACAATTTACCGTGTTCGTGAAATGTACTTTTAACATCTATACTTATATCCCCTAAAAACATATCGGCGCCATCATCTACGCCCAATTGAAATACGTTGTAATTGCAGCCAAACACCTTTGCTACCGCAAGCTCTGCCTTGATGCCTAAGTAGTCAACATCACTGTCATTTCTTCCTTGGTCTTTCTTTTGATTTCCTACACCACTTGCTCTTGCTAATTGCCACCGCAAAGTAGATGCCTGCTTGCACTGCAACATTTCTTCTAAAGACAAACTAACTTTCAAGGGGGTCATAGCCTATTCCCTCTGCCAGTTTGTTCATTGCTAATTCAAAGTATTTGAAAAACTCTGCTTGGTTCATTTTATCAAAGCTGATGCTATCAGGTATGTTCACCAGTTCACCGTTTAGCGCAGACAGCTTGATCCGCACATATCCACACGCAATCTTTAGTTCATCGTGTAGGTGATGCTCTGTAGGCCATTTGCCTGTATCCCTAGCCACCCTGCGCAGCGTAGACCAATACAGATTGTGATGCGGGTTGGATCGCTTGCCCGTGGGCGACAGATTAAATAATGCGCCTTGTGGGTAATCTTCCATACGCTCTGCGTCATATTGAGAAACAGGCACTAAGCGCCCATTCCTCAGTTCCATCTGTAGCTTAGTCATTCTCTTGGCTCTCTAACGCAACGACAAAGTTTAAATCGTTTGTGTCCCAACCGTATATTTTTTTATCGTCAAAACCCTTAATTACTGAATAAGTTTTGTTTTCCACTAATTTGTTCCATGACGACATAATCATACGTTGCATTGTTAAGCGCTCAATCTTTTGATTAACTTTGCCATACGTCCGATTTATTCTTTCTCTAACTAAATGTGCGGGGCAATCTTGATAAGCAGGTATTCCGTTTCTCCAAACCGTTAAGAACTGATCCGCTAATTTGTTTTTGTGTTGCGATATTCCAATGGAACAAATTGCACCAACAATAGAACCACAACCACATATGACTTTTTTACAGGATGATGCCACATCTATCACATGAGGGTACTGTTCAAGTAGATCATCTAATTCATGTTGGCTAAAGGTTACATTGTTTTGACCATATGCCATTTCTGACATCTTAACTAATATTGCGGATACTTGATTTGCATTCTTGATGCCGCGCAAATGTAGCTGTTGACCGTGTGATCTTCGCGATCCAACATCTATTGTTTTCATTGCTTCTGGCGGCAGATTTGCAACAATTAAGCCAACAAAAGAAATGCCAGATTTTACGCAAGCATATAATCTGTTTTGACCATCCAACAGCACGTTTTCTGAGCTTATTCGGATTGTATCGCCATTGTAGATAAAATTGTTTCGTTTCAGATCGCGTATTAAAACCTGTTGTGTGGTAGGTCGTTGAGGTCTGTTACTTGTATTTATGCCAAGAAGTTCTTTTGCCCTTTCAGGTGTTATGACTTCATGCCAAGTGTTTTCTGATAGAGTTTTTAAGTGTTGCTCTAATTCTTGTGTGTGACTGATAATATCAAGCATTTTTGTACCTTCACTGTTTGTTGAGTGGGGGATTTACAGAACCCTTCCCCCAGAGGGCGCTCCGACATGGGTGGCTTGTGAACACCCACCTCGTCTGTTCCTACCAAGGGATTTCATCATCCAACTTGTTTTCTGTGAACGTCTGGCCCTCTGCTGCGCGTTGTGGCTCATGCTCAGTATGCATTACCTGCTGGCGCTGTTGACCACCGATCAGCTTAACGTCATTAGCGCGAATGCTCAGATATGTTTTACCGTTATACTCACGGGTCTTTAGCTCACCTGATACGCCTACTTGTTTTCCTTTCGTAACGTACTGGGCAATTCCTGTTCGGTTATAGTCAACGTCAAAGAAGATCGTGCCTTTACTTGCTCCATAGCCATCATCAACTGCGACTGAAAACTTGAGAAACCCCCCTCTCTCGTTCTCTTGAATTTGACTGTCTTTGGTGACACGCCCGATAATAGTGCATACTTTCATACCATTAGCTCCGTTTTACGTTTATCATGTGCTTCTACAAGCTGTTCATATTGTGGCTCTGACAAGTCAGGGCTGTTGATTAGTTTCTTATAGCGGTTCTCATTGTCAGCAAACCGCTTTGCATCGCAGTCCTCATAGAACGTCAATGCAGCATCTATACGCGCTGCAAGATCAAGTTCCATTGATGGCTTGGGTGCAGCGTCAGATGCTTTGATCGCCTGCTCTTTACGCTTTACACCTTCCATCTCGTTAGCAGATGCATACTGACCGCCGTGCATACCCATAGATGCAAGTGCGCGTCCAATCGCTGATGTCTCGCATACCTCTACAGCAGATGTCTTTGTAATGTGTGATGATCCACGGATTTCTTCTGCCAATCCTGATCCGACAATAAAACCGTCTTTGTCTTTGACTGTGGCTTTAACCACTACTGTCTGACCGTCATTGTGGATGATATCGGTATCAATACCGTACTCACCGCCAAACACAGTGCGGAACGCTTCTACGCGCTTTGCTACCTCTGTGTACTGCTTACCACCGCGCTGCATGACCCCATGTGACTTGTTGAGGTCTGCAACGAAATCCATTGCTGTTTGAAACTTATTGGTCATATCCCATAGCCTTTCTAAACTCATCGTGATCTTTGTTTGCTTGCGCAATACCGTCATCAATAGCCTGCAATGCTATCGTTACATCGCTTGAAAGCAAGCTGTGCTTTGCAGCCGCATTACATAGCGCCTTGTATATCTCAGCTTTAATGCTGACGGGTGTTGGATGTTTATGCATTGTTTACCTCATTTTACTGTTTGTCTCTTGCATATATATCAAGTGTAGCCTATATACAACCCCAAGAATGCAAAAAAGGAGAACGCATGAATAGCAAGATGATGTATAACTTGGAGCATATCCAGCGGCTGATGAAGGATCGTCAACCGTCTAAGGTATGTGAAGCAACAGGGTTATCGCGGCATACTTACTACCGTGTTCGGGATGGCGTAGGCAATGTCACCTACGATACGGTAAAAGTCTTGTCTGATTATTTTATGGATGTAGAATAGGAAAAGACCCGCGCCAGTGGAAGCAACGGGTCTTTAACATCTAACAGTGAAAGGAGTTCTTTCAATGAACCTCAAAAAGAAAGGCTCATACAATGAGTAACAAAATATCTAATTTAGTACAAACAAAAAAGATTGGTTCTCTGACAAAGAAAGCCATTTTGATGTATATGGCAGACAAAGCCAGTGACGATGGATCGGGTATCTGGGTCAGCAAGAAAAACATGGCTGCTGATTTAGAGATGACTGATCGTGCTGTTCGTATCCACATCAAAGACATGATTGCGATAGGTGTTTTAGTAGAGGCAGGCCAACGTCAATGCAAAACAGGCTACACGGTAGATTACACGATCAATGTAGACGTTGTGGGAAGCCTTGGGTCTACACGGGAAGCTACTGAACAACATGCACCCCTGAATGACGTTCACCCCTACCCCTGCATGACATTCACCCCTACCCCTGAACCACGTTCACCCAAACCATCCATAGAACCATCCAAAGAACCTAATACATCATCAAAAGATGATGAGGTGAATTATTAC